GGCCTTGTCGCCGTCGTGGCTGTGGGCATCGCATCGGTCGCGGTGCTCCGGTCACGGCGGCGGCGCCGGACACAGATCGACTTGACGGCAGCGCGACGCCGGCACGAGGCGCGCGTGCTCCAGTTCCGTACCGCGGTACGCAAACGCATCGACGGCGGTGCCGCATGACGCTGCTCGGAATCATCGCCGGCGCCGTCGTGATCCTCGTCGCCGTCGTCCTGTTCGTCGCCGTGCAGTTGTTTCGCCTCGGCGCTGCCGTCCTCGACGCCACGAAAGACGGGCCGCGCCCATGAGCTACGGGATCATCGCGCCAGAACCGCTGGAGGGGGGAGAAATGCAGACACTCGCCATGCAACGCCGGACCGTCCGCCAGGTCCGGGGAGAGATCGGGGCCACGTTCGAGCCGGACGTGATGGTTCCGGAGCAGTTCGCCGGCCAGAACCGCCGCCAGGACGTGCGGACGCCCGAGCAGCGGCTCCAATACGGCGTGCTCGAGAACGCGATGGACGAGCTCCGGATGCTCGCGGGCCGCGTGCGGTCCATTCGCTTCGGGACGGCCGAGGCTGCCGCCGAGCAGCGGTCCCGCCTCCAGGCCCGGTTCGACGAGACGTGCGCCTGGTTCGCCGACGAGGACGACGCGCACCCGTTCACGTTCCTCCGCATCTGCGAGTCGCTGGGGATCGACGCCAGCTACTTCCGCCGCGGGCTCCGGGAGCGGGACTTCAACCCCGAGAAGATCGTCGGCTCGTTCGAGCGGACGGTCGGCAAGGTGGCCTCGGGGCGGTTGCCGCGGGCGACGGGGCCGAAGTGGGAGCGGTCGGCGTGAAGCGCGGCACGCCTGAACATCCGAAGACGCGACGGCTCGCACGTCGGCTGAATCTCGAGACGTGGGGCGCAGTCGGCGTGCTGGAGAGTCTCTGGCATTGGGCCGCGAAATTCGCGCGACGCGGTGACATTGGGCGGCATGACGACGCGGACATCGCCGAGGGGATCGGCTGGCGCGGTGACCCCGCCACGCTGATCGAGGCGCTGATCGCCGAGCGGTGGATCGACGCTAACGACACGTATCGGCTCGTCATTCACGACTGGCACATTCACGCGGACGACGCGGTCAAGAAGACGCTCGAGCGTGCGGGGGAAACCTTCGCGACAGGGGAGAACCCGCGTCGCGACGCCGTCGAGCCACCGTCGCGACGTCAGGGAGACAAAGTTTCCCTCGCGCGTGGCAGAGGCAAGGGCAAAGGCAAGGCTCTGGCAGAGGCTTCTACGGCGAGCGGGTTCGATCGCTTCTGGGCGGCGTATCCCCGCCGCGTGAAGAAGCCCGACGCCCTCAAGGCGTTCGGGAAGCTCGCGCCGGACGTTCCCCTGGTCGACGCGATGGTCGCGGCGATCGAGGCGCAGAAGTCCTGGCCGCAGTGGCAGCGCGACGACGGGCTGTTCATCCCGTACCCGGCGAGCTGGCTGAACGGCCGCGGCTGGGAGGACGAGGCGCCGGAGACGCGGCCGGCGCTCCTGACGCCGCGGGGGCAGACCACGGCGGCGGCGGCGCGGGCGTGGCTCGACCGCCAGCAACTCGAACCGACGGCCACGGCCGTCCCGAAGCTCGCATGACCGTCCACGATCGCGTGCCGTTCGCGCAGGCGCTGACGATGCTGGCCGAGACGCTGAACGAGCCGATGAGCCCGGCGCGGATCGAGGGCTACTGGCGGGCGCTCGGGGATCTCACGCTCGACGAGTTCCGCTTCGCCGTCGACCGGGCGCTGGCGCGCTCGGAGTGGTTCCCGAAGCCGTCGCATCTCCGGCAGTTCGCGCGGCCGAAGTGCGAGCCCGTGCTGAACGCAGAAGCCTACTCGGCGCCCGTCACGGGACCGCCGCGCCGGCCGGCGCTCGAGGCGCCCGTCACGATGGCCGAAGCGTTCGATGCGAGTGGCCTGCTCGCGATGATCGACGAGGCGACGGCTGCCGTCCAAGAGCGCGACACCGCGCCGACGATGACGCCGGAGCAGGTCGAGGCGCGGCGGCTCCTGCTCCGCGAGCAGGCGAAGCGATTGCTCCTCGATGAGCCGGAAGGAAACGCCTGATGCTGGTGACCGATCATCCCGACTGGAAAGTCGTCACGCGGCTTGCCGCTGACTGCGAAGCGGGGCGGTGCAAGTACGCGCCGGGCCCCGATCGGGAGCCGCACCCGTGGGTCAACTCGACGACGCATTGCTCGGGCTGGGCCGGGTTCGCGCACGCCGAGGGTGACGTCGATTTCGGCCGGCAGATCGTGATGCGCTGGCGCCCGTGTGATCGCCACGCGGCCTGGTGGGCGGCGGAGCGGGCGCGCATCCGTGAGCGGAAGGCGAGGGCCGCGGCGTGAACCAGCTCGGCATGTTCGCGCAGCACCACGACGCCGCGACCGGCCAGACGACGACGCGCGTCGTCGACGACCGGCCCGTGCTCGCGGGCGCCATGCGCCTGGAGCAAGCCGAGGCGGCGCTGCGCGTGACGGTCGAGGATGACATCGGCAAGAGCCTGCTGCTCGATCGGTTTTTCCAATTTCACCATGAGAACCCCGCCGTGTTCCCGCTTCTGCTCCGGTTCGCTCGCGAGGTGCGCCATCGTCGCCAGTTCGGCGTCGCGGCAATTTACGAGCGCGTGCGGTGGGAGATCGCGATGACGACGGCCGAAGACACGGGGTTGAAACTGAACAACAACCATCGCGCCTACTATGCTCGGCTCCTGTCGCTGTTCGATCCGTCGTTGGCTGGGTTGTTCGCGACGCGGGCGTTAGGGCCGCATCGGGAGGTGCAAATCGTATGACCGACCTGCGCCCCGATCCCGTCCGCTGGGCCGCCGTCGTGGATACGCTGGTCGCCACCCGCATCGAACTCGGCATGGCGCTGGCACGGGCCCGCGTGGAGGTGCGCGAGTATCCGGCGGGCACGGTGCTGGTCTGCCGGGTGCGGGATGACCTGGCCCCGCTGCTGCGAGACGGGCGCGAGGATTACAGCCCCGTCGTGATTGCGGCCTGCGCGGCCGTGGGGATCGCGGTGGACGACGTGGCCTATGTCGAGGCGGAGACGGGCCGATGACTTTCGCTCTGAAGAATCCCAAAGCGGCGAGTGATGCCGGGCGGCCCGTGGGTCAGTCGGGGATGGGAAACCCGTATCTCCTCGACCGACCTGCATCCATTGCGCTGTCGGGCGGGCGCTCGTCAGCGTTTATGCTGCGCAAAATTATCGACGCCTTCGGTGGCACGTTGCCAGACGACGTGCGGCCATTTTTCGGTAACACGGGGAAGGAGGACGAGAGCGCGCTCAAGTTCCTGCGTGACATCGAGCGACACTGGTCCGTTGTGGTCACGATGCTGGAATATCGCCCGGGGTTCACATTCGAGGTTGTGAACTACGATACGGCAAGTCGCGAGGGCCAGCCGTTTGAGGCGATCTGCCGAGACCGCGGCTACCTTCCGAATAGGATCAACCGCTTCTGCTCCTCGGAACTGAAATTCCGGACGACATATCGCTACGTCACGGAGGTGCTCGGGTGGGAGTCGTACACGAGCGCCATCGGTTTTAGGGCCGATGAACCGGGCCGAGTGGCAAAACTCAAGGGCGACCGTGCGGCCGAGGATTGCGTCGCGCCGATGTATCGTGCGGGGCACTCGATCCGTGACGTGCGCGCGTTCTGGCGTGCGCAACCGTTTGATCTGGAACTCCCAGAGAATTGGGACGGGTGGGGCAACTGCGATGGCTGTTTCCTCAAATCGCAGTGGAAACTCGAGCGGATCGCGACGCTGCAGCCGGAGCGCCTAGAGTGGTGGGCGAAGCAAGAGGCGACGCTCTTTAGCCCCGAGCAGGAACACCGGACGTTCCGCACGCTTGATGATCGGCCGCCGTATCGCGAGTTAATCGCGACGGGACGGCGACTGGCTGGACAAGGGAAACTGCCGTTCGGAACCGTCGGCGATGAGGACACATGCCATTGCACGGACTAAGCCCCATCACTCGCAAAGCCGGCGTCACCTACGCGACGGGAACCGACTTACCGACACACGCCGCGTACCTCCAGCACAAAGCCGGCGCCGATGATTGGGAGATCGCGCACCGCTACGGCGTGACGACGGATGAAGTGGAATTTGCCATCGCCTACGAAGCCAAGCGGGCCCGCCGTGCCGAGAAGAAACGCGACGAGCCGACACGACTCCGCGTGAACCGGGGGCGGTCGCAGAAGCGCCGCGGCTACCAGTGCGAGAAGCGCATCGAAGCCGCGCTCGGTGCGTATGGGTTCACGCGCGTCCCGATGAGCGGCGCGCTCGGTGGCGTGCTGACGGGGGATCTGCGCCGGCCCGAGACGGATCGGCGCGCGGTGCATATCGTGGAGTGCAAGCAACGGCGGGGCGGGCACGCCACGCTGCGGCGGTGGCTGAAGCAAGGCGGCGCCGATCTGCTCGTCGTCGATCCCGTGGGCGGCGAGGAGCCGTTTGCGGTGCTCACGCTGACGACGCTGGCGGCGCTGTTCCACGAGAGCGCCTACGACGGCGCGGAGGGGGCGGCATGACCGATCGCAGCGTCGAGGAGATCCGGCATCTCCTGGTGGACGTCCGCGACGAGAGCGAGGAGTCGCACTGGAAGGCCGGCGCGCTCCTCTGCGAGCTGTTCGCGGCGAGCGCCCGTGAAGCGCCGAAGCACATGACGCGGCAGGATCTTCGGCACCGCCGCGCCGAACTGCTCCAGGGCATCGCGGGCCTATGGGGCGACTCGCCGTCCCGCATCGTCCAGTTGGCGCAGGTGTACGCGGCGCTGGGCGAGGTGCGGGACCGGACGCATGTCTGGACGTGGCATCGCGCGGTCCATCTCGCGGCGAAGCGGACGGGGAAGCAACCGCTGACGATGCTCGACGAGGCGGTAGCCGATGGCCTCACGGTGCCAGAGCTCAACCGGCTGGGAGCCAAGCCGAAGCCCGGGCACGGCGCGGCGTTGAGTAGCCGATGCGCGGGGTGCGGCTCGCGGGTGCAGTACGTCTGCGAGGGCGAGGTGGGCACGAAGCTCCGCGGGACGGCGGTGCCGTGCGGCGCGTGTATCGGCCTCGCGCGTCGCGAAGGAAAGCCCGACAGCGAAGTCGGCGTGCTCGGGGTCATGGAATAGATGCGCACGCTCCTCGCCGCAATCCTCTTCGCCACAGCGACCGCCAACGCCGCGACGCAAACGACCGACGTGCGCGCCAGGTTCGCCATTCCGACGGCCGCGTTCACGTTCGGGGTTCGCTACGACAACGGGGAGGAAACGACGATCCCCGTCCCGGCAGACACCGGCATGCTCGTCGTCGTCAATACGGGAACGATCGTGACGCTCCGGAAGATCTCGGAGCCATGAAGGGTGGCGGTGGCATGAGTGCCCTCGTAGCTCAGACGGCAGAGCAGCGTCATCGTAAGGCGACGGTCGGCGGTTCGATTCCGTCCGCGGGCTTTTTGGGAGGTAGAGTGGGACGACTTCTGGCGGCGGTGTTCTTGGCGGCGGCGACCTCTGCCCACGCGATGCACGTTGGCGAGGACTGCCCGACGTTGCCACGGGCGTCGATCAGCCCGCCGGTCATCGTGACGACGGCGAAGGCGCAGCGGGCGCTGGACAACGTGCGGAAGCATCTCGACCGCACCGGCAAGGCCCCGTTCGGACAGCTCAAGAAGGCGCTCGCCGACTACATGCCCGAAGCCGCGTGGGTCTGTCGGAACGATCCCGACGCCTGTCTCGATGTGCTCCTCTCGCAGGCGGAGGCGGCACCGCTGGCGAGCGATCCGTGCGCGCCGCGGTACGGGACGTTGACGGGCGACGTCATGCAGGTGCGCTCGTTGCCGGAGCAGCCGGGCGGCGTCGGCTACACGGCGCTCGTGCTCCACGGGCTCGACGAGGACGTGCGGCTCGTCGTGCCGAGCGGGCAGCGCGTGAAGAAGGGGAAGCGGACGCTCTCCGGCGTGGCGCTTGGCAAGGGCACGTTCGTCGTCTCCGACGGCGGCACCACGACGGTGGCCGCGAACGCGACGGCGCCGGGACTCGATGCGGTGACGTGGCCGACCACGGGACGCATCCGGGAAGTCACGCAGGTGGCAACCTACGACAACGCGCCGACCACCGTGACGGACCAGGCGATCCTCGACAACGCGGCGTGGAATCGCCGCTACTACGCCTCGACCAGCTACGGGCTCGTCGATCTCCAGGCGACGCAGCTTCCGCGCGTGACGCTCCCCGGCCCCGCGCCGTGCGATGCGTTCTCATCGTTCCGGAGTCTGCAAGCGTCCATCGAAGCGACCACCGACATCTGCCAGGTCGAGCAGGTCCAGATGTTCGGCAAGTACCCGTGCGGCTGGGGCGGCAATGCCGCGGTCGGCCCGACGTGCTGGCGCTCGCTCAAGGATCCGACAAAGACGTGCTGCTTCGGCATCGCGCAGAATCAGGACGACGTCGGCTGGATGGGGGTCGCGGCGCACGAGCGAGGTCACGCGCTCGGGCTGCTCCACGGCAACATGATGCAACTGCCGAGTCGGTTTCCCCTTGGGGGCCGCTACGCCGCGACGAAGTTCGTCGAGTATGGCCGGAACCTGACGCTGCTCGGGAACTCGTCGAGCAACGGGCCCTTCGGCGTGCTCGCGCGGTTCTATCTCGGGTGGCTGCCCGTGGGCCCGACGGGTGTGCTTGTGACGCCCGCGGTGGGCACGTACACGCTCGCGCCGATCTCGCAGCAGGCGGCGGCGCTCCGCGGGCTCGTCTGGCAGGAGAGCGGGGCGGTCTACGCGGGGCTCGAGTATCGCGCCGACGTGAACGAGTTCGAGCACCAGAACGTCGCCGGCAAGCGGATGAACTGCCTGCACCTGACGTCGAGCTCCGACAACGGCGCCCCGGAAGAGGACGAGCACGACGTCGTCGCCGGCGAGCCGTGTCTCGCGGTGGGCGAGACCGTGACCACGCCGAGCGGGTGGCGCTTCCAGGTAACGGCACCCGACACCGTGGCGATCCAGGCGCAAGGCACGCCCCTTCCCTCGCCGACGTTCACCATCACGACGCCGATCAACGGGAGCATCGTGTCGGGCCAGGTGGCGCTCGACGGCACGGTGAGCGGCGGCATCTGGCGCGTCCAGTGGTCGTACAACGGCGGGGGCGCCTGGCGTGCGTTGCCGCCGAAGCTCGCGGCGCCGTGGGGCACGACGTTCGACTCAACGCTCGTCGCGGACGGGCGCGTGAGCCTGCTCGGGGCCGCATGCAACGGGGCCGGCATGTGCGCCTACGGGCTCGTGACCGTGCTCACGCAGAACGGGATTGCGACGACGACCACGGCACCCCCGACCACGACGACGACGCTGCCGAACGTCACCTATGCGGTGATCGAGCACCTGCCGAATCCCTCGGTGGTGGGCGAGCCCGTCGTGTTCACCGTCCGGGCGAAGAAGAACGACCAGTTTGTGCCGGTGTCGAGCCTGCACATCAACCTCTCGGATGCCGCCAATGCGTCCTGCGTCGCCGCGACACGGGTCGACGCCAACACGTTGCAATGCACGAAGGCCTACTCGGCCGGGTGTCTCCCGTGCTTCTCCAGCGGCTTCGCATTCGACGGCACGGCATGGACCGATATCGTCAACATCCCGCACAACGTGGTGACGGCGACGGTCACGACCACGAGCGGCGTGCCGACCACCACGGGGGCTCCGACGACGACGGTGGCGCCGACCACGAGCACCAGCACGACGCGCCCGCCGACCACGACCACGGCGACGACGAGTAGCAGTAGCACGACGACGGTGCAGCCGAGCACGAGTAGTACGAGCACGCGCCCGACCACCAGCACGACGCGCGTGCCGACGACCACCACGCTCCGCCCGACCACGACGACCACGACGGTGGTGCCGTGTCGCGCACGGGGCACGTCGTGCGTGCTGAACGGGCAGAAGCATCCCGAGCTGTGCTGCTCGCGGCGCTGCGGAGGGGCACGGAAATGCCGCTGATGCTCGTGCCCATCTCGATCCGCGACGCGACGTCGTTCGTGGAGCAGTACCACCGACACCATCGCGCACCGCGTGGTGCCATCTTGGCACTAGCCGCCGCCCGCGACGGCGTGGTGGTCGGCGTGGCGATGCTCGGACGTCCCGTTGCGCGGGGACTACAGGACGGGTGGACGGCGGAAGTCACCCGGCTCGTGACCGATGGGACACCGAACGCCTGCTCGTTTCTTTACGGTGCCGCGTGGCGTGTCGCCCGCGGCCTCGGCTACCGGCGCCTCATCACGTACATTCTCGACACCGAGCCAGGGACGTCGCTGCGGGCCGCTGGCTGGCGATGCGTTGGCGAAGCGGGGGGGGGGAGGTGGTCGCGCCCATCGCGCCCGCGCGTGGACGGGCACCCCTTGCAACGCAAACTGCGCTTTGAGGTGGCGGCATGAATCTCTGGAAGTCGAAGAACAGCAAGCGACACGACGCCGTGATGGCGGCGCTCGCAGACCTCGCCCGCCGGATGGACCGGCTCGCGCAACAGGAAGCCACGGAGGCTCAGGTTATGAGTCAGGCACTCGACGATCTCACGGCAGAAGTCAGCAGCACGGGCGGCGCCATCGACAGCGCGGTGGTGCTCATCAACGGCCTCGCGGACAAGGTGGATGCGCTCATTGCGGCCGGGAACAACGATCCGGCGCTGGCCCAGCTCGCGGCCGATCTCCGCGCCAAGAAGGACGCGCTCGCCCAGGCGGTCGCGGACAATCCCGTCCCGGCGTGAACCGACACACGACAACGGGGGAGGCGGGCGCTTCGGCGTCCGTCGCCCCGCGACCGGAGGGGTGGGCCAGCGTTGGGATGTTTGAATACCATGAAGCCGACGATGGATGGGGGGACACCTTCCGCATCGTTGACGATGACGGGATGCCGTTTCATCTCGTCGATCTCAAGCGGTTCAACGGGCGCGGGGTTCGCATCACCATCGAGTTCGATGAGCGCATGGACGCGGAGGCGAATAAACCGTCAGACACCGAGCCGCCGTTGGTCCATCAGCGACTGGGGGTGACGCGGGAAGCCTACCGCAAGGTGCGGGAGAGGATGAGGGAACCATGACACGAAAAGACCGTTTCGCGCTCGCGCTCGTGTACTTCTGGACTGCGGCCCTCGCCATGTGGCTCCTCATCGGCATCGCCCACGCCGAGCCGGCCGTGGTGGTGGACCGGCTGGAGCCCGTGCTCCGTGGCTACCCATCCCTGGGCGCCATCGTCGCGGCCCACGTCGAGGACGACGCCACCGGGCAAACCGTTCCCCTCTACGGCATGTCAGTACAAGCGGGTGCGGGCGGTTCCGTCTGCTCCGCACCGCGGTACGGGAGCACGACCCCCTACGCCTCCCAGCAATGTACGGGGCCGCTCAAGGCGGTGCAGGGGAACACGCTCGTGGTCTACGCGAATCTCACGCCGGGGGCGCCGGGATGGATCGGGAGCGGGGACGTGGCGGTGTCGCCGTGGTTCTACGCGCCGCAAGTGTGGGGAACGCCGTGCCTCTTTAACAGCCAGTGTCGCAGCAATCGGTGCAAGCGGGGGAAGTGCGGATGAGGAGCTTTTTGTTGGACTGCCTTGGGGTAGGCATGATCGCCGGCTGTATCGGCGTCGCTGTCGGGGTTCCGGTGGTCACCATCATGGGAGTAGCGGCTGGGTATTGGTCGCCATGGTGGCTACCCGCCGCGTTCGTAGTGGGGGTCATGGCCATCACGGCCGTTGACTACATTCCGGATGTCCTACTGGTCCCCCTTCTGCTCTGTCTTGTCGCGTCATCGGCCGACGCCTTTACGTGCCGTCCCAACGGCACCGACATCAGCACCCGCCTCCCCGACGGGGCCTATACCGCCTACTTCCCGACCTCCGGCCTCCCGCATACCTCCTCGCAGTCGGAACGGGATTGCCTGGAATGGTCCGCGACCGACCGCATGGTGGAGCTCATCGTCACCGCAGGCGACCTCGCCCCGAACGCCACCAACAAGGCGCTGGATGGCTTGTCGCTCGCCTTCACGCGCATTTCCACCGTGTCACCCTACGAGGGTGCGATGCAGAAAACATCGGGCGGGACGTGGGTGGTCCCCGTTCAGGGTCGGCATTATCAGGTCGAGCAAAAGGCGTTCGCCGCGTTCCGTGCCGAGCTCACGTCCAGTAGCAAGCGGGCGAAAGCCGCGGCACGGTTCGTCACGCTGACCGACCTCCGGAACCTGCTCGACGTGGACCCGACCTTCACGCCGAACCTGCATGCGCCGTTCGTCGATCCCGTGCTCCCACCCATGGACACGGCCCGCGCGAACCTGCTGCCGGTGGATACGCGGACGACGCTGCCAGCATGCGGCAACGGCGACTGCTCGAGCCTCGCCGCGACACACGCGGCCCATGCCTGCGTGACCAACGCGCGCTGTAACGGCACGCCCGTGTCGGCGTGTCCCTCGGTCGGACTCGCCCATGTCGCCTACGAGAATGCGTGCGCCGGCAACGAGCGGTGCGAAGCCTTCCGCCGCATGAAGCCGTTTCGGGGCAGCGAGGACACGGTATCGTGGACCCGTCCGCAGTTGTGCCAGATCGCCCGCCTCCAGGACGTCATGCACCATCGCTGGATGGCGGCGCAGCAAGCCGGCGACTGGAAGGCGAGTCGGAAGGCGGACACCAACCACCTGATGCTGCATGTGGCGATGAACGTCGGCAACCCCCGCATGCGGCTCACGTTCATGTGCGACGGGGCGGACGCGCAGGATCTCATTGGCTGCTTCGGGGGCGATCAGCCGATGCGCGACCTCCTGCCGAAGCTGGTGGAGGCGTACCTGCGGTGAAGGGAACCCCGCGCTACGTCTTATCGAATCCGGAAGGCCCCATCGCGATCATCTACGGGCGCACTACTATCACTCCGTCGCCCCTGATGGCGGTGGGTGATCCGGCCGAACCCTCGCCCCTCGAAGCCCGCAAACTCGTCGAGAACGACGTGGCCCGCATTCTCGCCTGGGACGACGCCCACCAGGCGCTCCTATTCGACCTCATGGTCAAGGCCGGATGGTCCCGCGATCGCGCGACGACCGTCCTCAGAAAGAAGGGATGGCACCTCGGATGATCTCGCTACGTGACCGCCTGCTCCTGGGCGTGTGCCTCCTCCTGTGCGCGTCGCTCGGGGCGTCGGCGTCTCCGACAGGACATATCCCGACGAGCCATGGTCCCCAGGCGCACGCCCCCAGGCATGCCGTGCCCTCGGGGTATTGGATAGACAGTGCGAATGGGACGGATACGGCGACCTGCGGAAAATCCATCGGGTCGCCTTGCCAGACCTACTACTACTGGTTGAACTCCGGCTGCTCGCCGGCGAGCGGGTGCAAGAATGACGGCATTCCGCATAGTGGGGGTGACACCGTCTACTTCCGTGCGGGGACGTATCACGGTGACGACAACCCCACGGCCGGCTCGCGGACCTACATCGCGATTCCGTGGGACGGTACGGCAACCGATCCGGTCACGTATGCCTGCTACGACACGCCAGGGACGTGCGTCGTCGATCTCGACGGCGTAACGGGACTCGGGGCTGGGTCGGGCATGATGGCGGTCGGGGCGGCGATCAACGTCAAGACCAACAGCGCGGACGCTGCGGCGTACATCACGATCCGGGGGTTCAAGTTCGCGCCGGTCTCTGGCACGGGCGTGCGCTCGGCCATCGTGGACATCGGCAACGCGAGCACGCACCACATTCTCGTCGATCAGGTGAGTATTGATCCGACGACGCTCGCCAACTTCCTCGGGTACTCGATGCGGTTCAGTACCACGGCCGCCTACACGACAGTGAAGCATTCCTCTGCGCTCGCCACGCTCGCTGCTGACAAGGGTGGCCCGAGCTTCGATCGCAGCCCGAACATGGCGCTCGTCGGGAACGATCTCGGGGCTGCAAACGACACTACGAACAACGACTGCCACAACCTCCTCGGGATCGTGGTCGGGCTCTCTGACAGCAACGTGTGCCGCGACAACGCCGACGGGCTCGACTCCGGCCAGAACGCCGACACGCCCGCGCTAGACCGCCTCGTCATCCGCTACAACCTCATCCGAAACATCGGCGGGAACGTAGCCGGGTCGCGCTGCATCCCGATGTCCGGGAACGGCGCCACCGGCCTCATCGGCCAGAACGCGATCTACAAGAACCTCTGCTACCAGACGCAGGCCGAGACGAACGCCTCGGGGATCGTCAACTACGGCTCCTCCCAAAAGACGAGCATCTGGTACAACACCGTCTTCCTCGCGGGGGTGCCGGAGTTCCGCCTCTACACCGTCAGCGGCCAGAACGTCATCAACAAACGCCAGACGATTCGCCACAACATTTTTGACACGGTGGCGACGAGTGGCGATGTAGTCGCGCTCTACTCCGATGGTGCGGCGACGGCGTGCCCGTCGGGCGACCACTGCCCGCTGGTGGGCAATGATTTCTATTCCCCCGAGCACAGCAGCGCCACCTGCGTCACCTGGCAACCGAGCGACACGGGCGCGACGACCTACACGTGCGCGCAGACCGCGACGACGTTCAACTCGATCAACAGCAACAGCGGCAACCAGAACACGAATCCGGTGTTCGCCGCACGAGCCGGCGATGGCTTCACGGCGGCGGCAAGCGATCTCCGGTTGCAGGCGTCGAGTCCCCTGATTGATCAGGGAGCGCCGTTCTGTCGCACGGTGGGAGCGGGCAGCGGGGCCACGACCCTCACCGTGACCTGCCAAGGGGCTACGAATGATCCGCGCTACTTCTTCCCGCAGCCGGGCGACTACTATGGCGTGACGAATGCGGATTGCGTCGGCTACGGCGCGCGCGCGGTGGACGGGGTCGCGGCGGGGTGCTTCGACATTCAGATCGAAGGCTGTGGCATCCGCCAGGTCGTGAGCGAGACGAGTAGCACGATCACCATCGACAACGCGTGTGCATGGGCCGACGGCGCCATGGTGCACGTGCCCTGGAACGGTGCCGGCCCGGATCTCGGGGCGCTCGAGGCGGCCAATGGCGCGACGACGACCACGAGCTCGGTGACAACCACCTCAAGCACGACCTCAACCAGTACGAGCAGTTCAACCACGACCAGCACGAGCACGTCCGTCACCACGACGACCTCGACGAGTTCGACGACGACGACGCTCGCGGCGACGATCCAAGTCCTCACGGTCGGGGCGCCGACGGCACAGTCGAATAGTGCCACGAGCTACATGCCCATTTCGGGTACGGCAGCAACGCCGGGGGCAACGGAAGCCCTCATGGAATCCATCATGGCGGCCCCGGGTACGGTCGGGGGCCTTCGCGCGCTCGTCGGTACGGTGCCGGGAGGGTCCGCGACGTGGGCGCTCACGCTCATGCTGAACGGCTCTCCCAGCGCGTTGACCTGCACGATCACGGCGGCGGCGACCACCTGCCAGGATGGCAGCAATGGGCACAACGTGACGGTCGCGGCGGGTGATCGCGCCTACTGGAAGATCGTGCCGAGCGGGACACCGGCGTCGTCGCCCATGCGGATCTCGGTCCTGTGGAAACCCACGACCTCCGATCAGACGGTCTGGCCGGTCACGACCTCGGGGTCGGTCGCCTCCGCAAACGGCTTCTTCAACTTCTTCTCCGGCACGAATGCGACAACAGACAACACGGCGTCGCGCATCGTCGTGCCCATCCCCGGCACGCTCTCGAATCTCTACACCTGGTGCACCAATGCGGTGGCGGCGAGTGCCACGCGCGTCTGGACGGTCAACCAGAACGGAGCGGGGTCGGCGCTCACCTGCACACAGACCGCGGGGTCGACGACGTGCAATGACACCAACGGCGGGCATGCGGTGAGCCTCGCGGCTGGCGATGTCGTGAACCTGGCCTATACCTTCACGGGGACGCCAGGCTCTTCGGGGTGCGCCATGGGCGCGGTCTTCGTGCCGTCCACCTCGGGGCTGTATATGGTGGGCGGCCTCGGCACGACGGCGACAACGCCGACGACCGCGACAGACGTCTATGCTGCGCTCTCGCATCAGCAATTTGGCTTGACCTCCACTCGGGACGGCCTCGTGCAGCGCATCACGCAGGCGTCCACGATGAAGAACATCTATGTGCTCCTCGATGGGGCGACCGGCGCAAGTTCCACGCTCGACGTCACGCTGGAAAGCGGGGCGAGCTCGACGGCGCTCACGTGTTCAATGACGAACGGCTCGACGTGCAACCTGACGACCGACGTCACGGTTGCCGACGATGCGCTGCTGAACACGCTCTTCCATCATTCTGGTAGTGCGGGGACGTCGCGCCGAGCGAACGTCTCCTATTCCGCCCTGTTTACGGGCACGTTCCCATGAGGGAGCGCAACGATCACCAACACGGAGGATAGAGGCATGCGATACGGATGGATGGTGGTAGGACTCGCGGGAGTGCTCGCGGTGCTGCGGGCACAGCCGGCGGCGGCGGCCACGCTGACGGCTATGGCGGGCACGCTCAGTGAATGCACCTCGGGGTGTGCCACGGGGGCCTCAACGGATGTGATCGAGGTCAGTCAGGCGCGACCGATCAAACTCGCCATCGACTACGTCACGATGGGGAGCAATACGACGATCCAGGTGGAACGCTCCATCGACGAGGGAGCGACGTGGTCCCTGGTCGCGGGCACGGCAGGCTCGGCGGTCGCGGCCTACGAGATCGACGCGCCCATCGGGCGCTATCGGATCAACCGGACGACCTGTGGCGCGAGCTGTGCGTGGAAGGTGGTCTATCGGCGGACGGGGCCATTCGGCTACGGAGATTGATCGGTGAAGGACGGAAAGCACCGCGATCTCAGCCCGCGGCAGCGAGGTCTACTGTGAGAACGCATGAGCAGGCGAACATGACCACGATTCGCGACCGGGTGGTCGCGCTGCGCCGCGTGCGGGCGAGCGAGCTCATCCCGAACCCGAAGAACTGGCGCCGCCATCCGGCCGAGCAGCGTGACGCGATGTCGGGCGTGCTGCGGGAGATCGGCTATGCCGGGGCGCTCCTCGCGCGCGAGACGCCCGAGGGGCTCATGCTGATCGACGGGCACCTGCGGGCCGAGACGACCCCGGACCAGGAGGTGCCCGTCCTGGTGCTCGACGTCGACGAACGCGAGGCGGATGTGCTCCTTGCGACCGTGGACCCGCTGGCGGCAATGGCGGAGCGAGACGACGCGGCCCTACGTGCGCTGCTGGCCGGCGTACAAGCCGACGACGCTGCCGTGCGGGCCCCACTGGATGGGTTGGCGGGCGACGTGGTCCTTGAGCCGTTCATGGGATCGGGCACGACGCTGATTGCGTGCGAGAGGCTGCGGCGTCGGTGCTATGGCATCGAATTGAAGCCCGAATATTGTGACGTCATCGTCACGCGCTGGGAGCAGTTCACCGGCAAGACCGCCACCAGGGAGTCCGCATGAGCATCGCAAACCAGCCCGTCGGTACGCGCGAGCGCGCCGCCTCGCGCCGCGTCCAGGTCCTCGAGCTCCGGAAGGCCGGGGCGAGCATGCGGGCGATCGCGCGGCAACTGCACATCTCCGTGTCGACGGCGCACAAGGACCTCTGGCTGGCCCTAGACGAGCTCGCAGCGGCGCAGCGGGAGAAGGCCGAGCCGCTGCGGCAGCTCGAACTCGAGCGGCTCGACCGCTACCTGCTCGCGCTCGAGCCGACGATCAGCCGCGGAGAGCCTCGGGCGATCCTGGCGGCGGTGCGAATCATGGAGCGTCGTGCGCGGCTCCTCGGTCTCGACGCGGCGCAACTGCCGGAGCAGCCGCCAGACGTCTCGACATTCCTCGCCGCGCTCGCGGGCCACGGCCACGGGAATGGAGAGCGGCGGCAGGTGTATGACGCATGATCAACGGCGTCGCTCGTGACTTCCCCGATGAGGGGATGATCTTCCGGCTCCCCGTGTCCGCGCCTCCGGGCTTCCGGTTCTACCGCGTCCTTAAGGCGAGCGGGGAGCGCGTCACGCTGGTGCCGCTCTCGACGAGTGACCGGCTGGACATGCTCCGCGCGATCGACGCCGAGCGTGCGGCGATCGGGGCGGAGCGGTGGGCAACGTTTTGGGCTGCCGTGGCCGACGCGGCGCAAACCCCGCGGTGGCGCCGCTACCTGCCGGGGACCCGGGGGGGCGCATGACGAACGGACAGCAGCCGGAGGGCCCGACGCCCGCGATCGTGGTGGCCTTCGACGCCGAGGGCGAGCCGCAACTGTCGATCGCGGCCGGCACGTCGATCACGCGGGTGCTCGCGGCGGCGAAGCAGCTCGAGCGGTTCGGGACGATCCAGCTCGACATGCTGCTCGTGCAGCAGCTCCAGGCCCAGGGCCCGCGCGTGGTGACGCCGACGGGTCCACGGCTCGTGCGGTGAAGGATCGGGACGGCGGGTGTGGAGGGGGTTGCGGTGATGGATGACGAGACGCTGAACGGGACCGAGCCGCGGCGGATCACGATCACGTTCGCGGACGACGGGACGCCCGACTTCGAGTTCGGCGATCCCGTGAAGGCGGGAGACGTCCTGGCCGCGGCCCGGTGGCTCGCGCGGCGGATCTTCGCCGACGGCGACCCGACCGCGCCGCGCCAGATCGTGGTGCACATCGACGCCTGGGGGACGCCCGCCGTGGAGATAGGGACCGCGACGGATGCCGACGTGGCCCGGGCGGCCGGGTGGCTCGCCCTCTTTGCCGACGTCGACATTCGCCAGAACATCCTCGCCCAGGTGCAGGCGCGGCAACCGACGCTGCACCTGCCGAACCGGGCGATGCGGCGGGCCCTGGGGCGGGCGTAGGCGGTGCACGAGGTCCGCCGCAAGGTCGAGCACGCGTGACCATCCTCGACGCGATGGAGTCGCCCGACCTGTTCGGGCCGTTCTTCCAGGGCACGCACTGGCGAGCCTGGAAGGCGTTTCTCGGCGCGGTCTTCGGGCTCCCGCTCGGGCCGAACCTGCGCGCGATCTACGAGAAGCACACGGAGCGGAGCGAGCTCCCGACGGCGCTGCCGAAGGAAGCGTACATGGAGGTCGGGCGCCGTGGCGGCAAGAGCCGCATTGCGGCCTTCATGGCGACGTACGTGGCCGCGTTCCGGGACTACCATCCGTATCTTGCGCCCGGCGAGCTCGCGCTCATCCCCGTGCTGGCCTCGGACATGGACCAGGCGGGCGCGATCTTCGGCTACGTGAATGGCTTCGTCGAGAACATCCCGGCCCTTCGGCCGCTGATCGCCGGGAAGCCAACGGGTCAGCGTGTCGTGTTCCACACGGGCGTCGAGATCAAGGTCCGCGCCGCGACGTTCCGAGGGCTGCGTGGTCGCCCGATCCCGCTGGCGCTCGGGGACGAGATCGCCTTCTGGCGGAACGAGGAGAGCCGGAACCCCGACCATGAGATCCTCCGCGCGATCCTCCCGGGCATGCTCACCATCCCGGACTCGCTCTTCGCGGGGCTCTCGTCGCCGTACGCGCGGCGCGGCCTGCTGTGGGATCGCCATAAGGCGCACTACGGGAAGAACAACCCGCGCGTGCTCATCTGGAAGGCGTCGACCCTCGACATGAATCCGACGGCCGACCGCGAGGAGATCGCGCTCGCGTACGAGGATGACCCCATCTCCGCCGCCGCCGAGTACGGGGGCGAGTTCCGGCGGGATCTCGAAGCCTACGTGCCCCAGGAGGTGGTTGATGCCGCGATGGAGGGGCAGCCGCCCGAGCGGCTCCCCATGGCCGGCGTCACGTACCACGCCTTCACGGACCCGTCGGGCGGGAGCGCGGACTCGTTCACGCTCGCGATCGCCCACAAACTCGGGGACCGGGGCGTGCTCGATCGGGTGCTCGAGGAGCGCCCGCCGTTCTCGCCCGAGGGCGTCGTCGCGAAGTTCTGCGAGGTGCTCCGGGCGTACGGCATCACGATCGTGCACGGCGACCACTACGCCGGCGAATGGCCGCGGGAGCAGTTCGCGAAGCATGGGGTGACGTACCGGGTGGCCGACCAGAGCAAGAGCGAGCTCTACCTGGCCTTCTTGCCTGCGCTCATGTCGGAGCGGGTCGACCTGATTGCGTCGCCCCGGCTCACGAACCAGTTCTGTGCGCTCGACCGCCGGACGTCGCGCGCCGGCAGGGATTCGGTCGATCACCCCCCGGGGGGGCATGACGACGTCGCGAACGCAGTGGCGGGCGTCCTGGCCCCGCTGGTCGGTGGGATCAACACGGGGTCGGGGGCGCTCGAGTTCATGACGGAGGCGCTCGCCCGGGGCTCCAGGAAGGCGTCGTAAAGTGGGGGTGGGGGTGATGAGTCGACGGGTGACGATCACGTGCGCGAACCCGGCGTGTCGGCGGGAGGCGCGGAAGCACCCGGCCGACCTCCGGCGGGTGAAACAGCCGACGTGCTCCCGGACCTGCCGTGATGCCCTGGCGCGGATCCGGACCGATTGGGCACCACGGGAGGGGCGGGGCGGCCGCATTCTCCGCGACGGCTACCCGTACCAGCGTGTGCCGCGGACGCACCATCTCGCGACCGCCGACGGATACGCCCCGCTCCATCTGCTCGTCGCGGAGGACGTGCTGGGGCGGCCGCTCCGCCGGGACGAGCGGGTGCGGCGGCTGTCAGCCGACCGGACCGACACGCGTCCGGAGATCCTCTTCGTGACCTGGATGGAGGCGGCGACGGGTCGGGCGATGGCCTGCGCGTTGCTGCAGCTCGCCGCGCGCGAGCGTGCCGCCGTCCGCGCCGCTCGGTAGCGTCCGCGCTGTCTCGCCGCATCTAGCACCCAACGGCTAGGCGCACTGTGCGATGCCCGGCGCGCAGCCCCTCGACGTCACGACGCTTCGGAAGGTCGTCGAGCAGGCCCTGGCGCAACCGCCGTCCCGTCGGTCGCTTCCTGGGCGTGTCGCCGACACGTTCCGGGGGTGGTTCGGTCCGGGGACGCCGCCGGCGGTCATTGCGCCGGCCGGCACGGAGCCCCGCCAGTGGGACTTCTCCACTTCGACGAACCTGCAGTCGACGCCGCGAGCCGAGGAGCCGGTTACCTTCCAGATGCTCCGCCAGCTTGCGGACGCCTGCACGATCCTCCGGTCCGGCATCGAGACCTGCAAGGACGACTTCGACCGCCTGGCCTGGGTGGTGAAGCCCCGCGACCCGGCGGTGGACCCCGCGAAGGACTCGCGGATCGCGGAGATCACGGCCTTCCTGCTCCGGCCCGATCGCCGCCACACGTTCAAGACGTGGCTCCGGATGCTGCTCGAAGACCTCATGGTGATCGACGCGCCGGCGGTCTACATCCGCCCCGACCGCGCCGGGCGCCCGTTCGCCTTCGAGCCGATTGACGGCGCGACGATCATCCCGAACATCGACGCGACGGGCCGGACCCCGCTCGACGGGCCCGCCTATCACCAGGTCGTGAAGGGCATGCGTGCCGTCCCGTTCACGTCGCGTGAGCTCGTCTACGCTCCCCGGAATCCGCGGACGAACAAACGCTTCGGGTTCGGAAACGCCGAGCAGCTCCTGATCACCGTCAACATCGCGCTGCGTCGCGAGGTGGGACAGCTCGAGTACTTCACGGCGGGGAACATCCCGGACGTGCTCATCCCGGCGCCGCCCGAGTGGACGAACCAGCAGATCAAGGACGCGAACCTCTACTGGGACCAGTACCGAGGCGACACCGCGAAGCGCCGCGGCATCACGGTCGTCCCGGCGGTGGGTCCGAGCGGCATCAAGGAAGTCCGGCTCCCGCCGATCAAGGACGAGTTCGACGAGTGGCTCGCACGCTGCGTGATGTTCAACCTGGCGCTCCCGCCAACGTGGTTCACGAAGGTCGGCATGAACCGGGCCACCGCCGAGACCATGCAGGACACGTCGGTGGAGCAGGGGCTCGTGCCCCGCATGCTCTGGGCGGCTGACTTCCTCTCGGAGCTGATCGGCATCGGGTTCGACGCGCCGGACCTCTGCTTCGAGTGGGCCGACATCCGCGACCCGGACCCGAAGCAGCAGGCCGAGGTCGGCGAGATCGACGTCCGCGCCGGGGTCCGGTCCATCAACGAAGTGCGCGCCGAGCGGAAGCTCCCGGGCATTCCCGGCGGCGATGTCCCGTTCCTCATGACGGCGACGGGCCCCATCCCGCTCGACAGCTTCGCTCCGGACGCGCGCGCGGATGAGGCGACAGATGCGGCGGCCGTTCCGGTGGCCGAGCCGGCGCTGCCGCAGATCGGCGCGATGCTCGAGGTGGTCAGCGCGGTGAGCGGGGGCACGTTGGCGCCCGAGGCCGCCGTGGCGGTGCTCGTCGCCGCCTTCCCGACGCTCGGCGAGACCGAAGCGCGGCGCATCGTGGCCGGTGCACAGCCGAAGGAACCGGAGCCTGTGCCCGTTCCGCCGGACGATACGCCGCCCCCGCCGCCCGACGGTGGCGGAACGCCGGACCCGTCCGACGAGGCCGACACCGCCGAGCCGTCCGATGACGACGATGCGGAGGACGAGGCCCTTGCAGCCGCCACGGGCGTCCGCCGGAAGACGGTGGCGGGGCTGTCCCGTCGCAAGCGGGGTTTCTGGCAGGCCGAGCGCGCACCAGTCCCGCCGCGCGCAAGGCCGAGCGCCGGACCGCGGGGCAGATCATGAGCGTCTTCCATGCGGCGCTCCCGGGCCTGGCCGAGCAGATCGCGTCGATCCTCGCGCGCGATGCGGCCGGACTCCCACTCGCGAAAGAAGCCGGCGACACGTCGAGCGAGGAGCGGATCAGCCAGATGATGGACGCCCTCGACCTGAGTGCCCTCGCGGCCCTGCGGGAGCCCTTCGAGGAGATGCTGGGCGACCTCGCCACGGACGGCGCGCGTCGCGGGTCGCTCACGGTCCGGGCGCTGGTGCCCGGGGCGGCCGACTTCGCGCTGCCGAGTGACGCGATCGCCACCTGGGCGAAGGACCACGCGGCGGCGTTGGTCGGGAAGCGCGTGCTCCCCGACGGCGCGGTGATCGACAACCCGAACCCGGAATACGCGATCACGGAGGCGACCCGGACAATGCTCCGCGGCGTCGTGGCGGACGCCTTCACGGAGGCGCTCTCGCGTCCGGAGATCATGACGCGGCTCGAGCAGGAGTACGCGTTCAGCAGCGACCGCGCGGACAAGATCGCGCGGACCGAGGTGAGCCAGGCGCTCGTGCAGGGGAACGTCGAAGCCTGGCGCGCGAGCGGCGTCGTCTCCGGCAAGGAGTCGATCCTCGGAAGCGAGCACGATCACGACGACGAGTGCGACGGCAACGCCGCGGCCGGCGTGATCCCGATCGCCGCGGCGTTCCCGAGCGGCCACACGGCGCCGCCCTACCACGTGCGCTGCGTCTGCGACGTGCTCCCCGTGGTGATGGAGGGCTAGCGTCGTGTTCCACCACGACGTCGATGGGAATGGGAACCCGGAATACACATTTTTCGCGCTTCCCGGAACGCTCGATACCGATGCGGCATGGCGCGGCTTCAAATACCTGTGGAGCGGCACGACGTTGCAAGCGGTCCTCTGGGCCGACGGCAACAGCAATCTCGACAATGTCTACGCGAGTCGGGCGAGCCTCACCTACACCGCGAACGCCGCTCTGTCCTGGCTGACGGCGAATGTCGCGGAGTACGTACCTTCGGGCGCACGGCCGGGCACGAGCTTCGCCGCGGGGTTCACGCTGGCCCTCGCCCCCTGGGAACTTCTCTTGAACACGACTCCCATGGTGCCGATCGGCAGCGGGTCTCCGGTGGGCAATCAGGTGCTCGCATCCGGCACCACGCTCCAGACGGGCGTCAGTGTCGCCGCAGACGAGCCCCTCATCCTGCGGGTGTGGATGGCATGAGGTCGGCGCTCGCCCTCCTGGTGCTCGTGCTCGCCGGTGCGCGCTCGTGTCGAGCCGCAGCGAGCACGCACATTCCACGGACACCAGAGAAGTGCGGCCGACTCCTCGTCCGCGCCATGTGGCAGGCGCCCGGCGCGGTGCTTCAGCCGGCGACGCCCTGTCTGCACTTCAACCCGATGGTGACGATCCCTGCGCGCTTCACGGTGCAGCAGAACGCGAATCCCCTGGTGGTGGAGATCCTCTATCGGGACAAGCGCCTCGGGTCCGTCGTATTGCCGGCGGCTCCTCCGGCACCCCCGCCGCCCTCGCTCACCTTCATCGACAAGCGCCCGCGCCTCCCTGTTTCTCGCCGGTGGACCGAAGCCGGCGTCGAGTTCGTCTCCGTCCTTCCGGCAGAAGTCTCGCCCATCACCGCAAAGGAGTCACGACCATGAAAACGCACCGTTGGATCGTAGCCGTTCTCACCCTGGTACTTCTCTACGCGCCCGCTGCCCACGCCCTCACGGGCGGCACTAATATCTCGGTGTCGAACGGGTCCGTCGCGATCACGGGGCAAGTCGGCGTGGCGAACGGCGGAACCGCCGTCGCCTCGTGGTCGGCCAACAACTCCGTGATTCTGTCCGGCACGTCGTCGACGGGCGCGGTGCAGATCGTCGCGGGCGGCACGGCGGCCGGCGTGCTCGTGTCAGGCGGGGCGGGCGTCGCGCCGACCTTCACGAGCATGAACCTCGCGTCGTCCGCCGCGGTCGGCTCCTCGATTCTGCCGGTCGCGAACGGCGGCACGAACCTCTCGGCCGCGTCCGACGACAACGTGATGGTCGGCAACTCGACGACCTGGCAGTCGAAGGCGCTCACAACCTGCACCGGCACCGGCAAGGCGGTCACCTATGACGCGTCGACCAACGCCTTCGGGTGCAACACCATCACCGCGGGCGTGCAGGCCCCACTCGGGTTCGGCTCGCTCGGCACCATCACGGCGGGCACCACGCTCTACGCGGGCATGGGCACCGGCAACATCTCGGCGACGGAGACGGACATCGGCACGCCGATGAACGCCCACACGTTGCAGAACCTCCAGTGCTACACCAACGTCGCCCCGGGCGGCTCGGACACCGTCACGACCACGCTCGGCGTCGGCACCTGTGGGTCTGCGCTCACCTACACGTCGAAGCCGACGTGTGCGGTGTCGGCGGCCGGCAAGACGTGCTCTGACACGTCCAACACGGCGGCCCCGACCGCGGGCCAGTGTGTCGCCGCCAAGATCGTCTCGTCGGCGACGGCCGCCACGTCCATCGTTTCTTGCCAGATCGACGTCGTAGCGTAAAAGAGCCCAATGGCGTGGCTCATCCGAACTGCGCTGTTCGCCATCCTCGTGGTGGCGAACAGCGCGTGGGCGCTCAACGGGGTCGACGCGGGCGACGTCCGCTCGGCCCCTTCACGGTGGTCGCTGACCGGCGACATCACCCCCGCGCAGATCACGAGCACGCAGAACGACTACGCGCCGACCGATTTCTCGACCTCACAGCCGATCGACACGGCGGCGGTGCTTCGGCTCGACGCAGACGCCGCGCGCTCCATCACCGGGATCAAGTGTACCACGGCGGCCAACTGTGGCGCGTCGAGCGACGGCCGCATGCTGATCGTGGTGAACATCACCACGGCGTTCAACATCACCCTGGAAGCCGACGACAGCGGCTCGAACGCCGCGAACCGCTTCGGCTTCAACGGCATCGACCGCATCATTGCTCCGAAGGAAGCCGTGACGCTGTGGTACGACAGCACGTCGTCGCGATGGCGTGCGCTCGTTCCGGCGTCGGGCTCGGGCACGGTCACGAGCGTGTCGGCGACGGCGCCCGCTGCGGGCTTCACGATCGCCGGCTCGCCGGTCACGACGTCGGGCGGGTTCACGTTCACGCTGGCGGATGACCTTGCCGCGCTGGAAGCCATGAGCGGCACAGGGCTCGTCGCGCGCACGGCATCGAACACCTACGCGCAGCGGACGATCACCTGTACGCCGCCGCTGCTTTGCACGAACGGGAGCGGTGTCTCCGGCAACCCAACGATCGCGGACGAGTCTGTTAAGGACATCCGAGCGAACGGCGCGCTCTGCGACGCGACGGTGACGGCGGCAACGGCCGTTGCGACCGGGACGAACGATACGACGAACATCCAGGCAGCAATTGACGCGGCGGCTCCGGGGATGACGGTTCTCGTCCCGTCAGGGAAAAAGTGCCTGCTCGGATCGAAGATCACGGTCAAGAACGGCGTCACGCTGAAATGCGAGGCGGGCGCGGGCTTCGTGCTTTCGACGAAGCAATGCAACGCCGGCAACTTCGTCGGCTCGGAGTGTGCGGCCGATGCCGACTGTTATAACGGCGGCTCGTCTACCACGGGACTGTGTACCGGCACGGAGTTCGCGCCGACTGGCGGTGTGGCCTATCCGGTGATCGACGCGGCATCGTCGGGCGATCGACGCGATATGTCGGTGGTCGGGTGCAGCATCCAGACCATGCAGCTCTCCCCCTACTACACCTGCACCGCGGGGACGCGCTCTGGTAAGACTTGCACGACCAACGACACAAACGCGAACACCGGATGCCCGTCGGCGGGCACCTGTACGGGCGCCCCGCTCTGGCCGTCCGGCCCCGGTAAGATCAACGTCATTGATCTATCCAATGGCGTGGCCGGGAGCCAGGCGGTTCGCGAGAACCGGATTCTTGATCTGCGCGTGACTGACCAGGCGATCAAGGTTCTCGGAATCGCGGCGACGCCCGCGATCGTCACGGCGAATATCCTCGGGGGGCCTACGGACGGTATCTGCTGTGGGCCGCTCGCCACGGGGTGCGCCACCACGCCTCCGGGGTCCAATGGCTCGTCGTGCGAGCTTAACTACATCGCCGGCCCGCCGACCGAAACGCGGACGGACGGAGTCGTGTGCAGCGGCTATTGCACCGTATACGAAAACGGTATTCGGGCTGGTCGGTACGGGGTGAGCGCCAGCACGGGCGCGATCGTGCGTGGCAACGTCATCACACTCGCGCAGGTCGCCGCGACGGCGGCCGGCGTCAACGCCACCGCGAATGCGAGGATTGACTCCAACACGATCGACATGGCGACGACCGGAGGTGGCACGACGGCCACCGGCGTGATCGTGACCACCGGCAGTCTGGTCAAGGGCAACATCATCACGCTCGGCAACTCGATCACGACGCCGACCGGCATCACGCCCGGAGCGTCTTCGGTCGTGGCCGATAACGCGATCGCGCTGGGGACGGGCGCGACGACAAGCGTGGGGATCAATGCGCCGGATTCTTCGCATATCTACAACAACAAAATCACCATGTCGTCGGCGTCGTCGTCGGCGAACGGGATTAAGCAGGTCTCCGGGTCCGCCATTAACGCCCACCACAACAACATCACGATGTCGAGCAGCGACACGAAGACCGTGGGCATCCAGCTCGGCGCGGGCCAGGTGCAGTCGCGCATAGATAACAACCTGATCCTTGCGTACACCTGCTTGTATGGCGGCGGCGATAGCGCGGCTGGTGGTGTCACGACCAATCTCACATTTTCCCACAATCGTTGTTACACGGGGAGCGGGCCGAAGATCGTCGTCACGGGTGGTGCCGGCTGGAAGATCCTCGGGAATTATCTCGCCTGGGGCACCGCGGGCGCCCCCATCATCCAGGTGGGGGATAATACCCGGCTGGTCTCGTACTATACCGATCATCTCGAAATTGCCGACAACACAATCTTTAGCGAGGCCGGCGCGACCTCCGGCGTCGGGTTCCTCGACATCGGGAAGCGGTGCAACGGTGGAACGAAGGTCGGTCAGGTCTGTACGAACAGCAACACAACGGATTGCCCTGGCGCGACGTGCGGAACCTGCTGCGCGGTCCAAACCCACGGCGGCATGCGGATCGAAAATAACGAACTGCTGGCCTGCCCGATCGGTCTCGACTTCTCCGCGCTCACCTCTAGCGCGAACACGACCATCAACGGTGGGATCGTCGGCGGTAATTTTCTGTCCGCTAACACGGTCGGCATCAAGATGCCCACGACCACGGGGAGCATCGCGGGGCTCGGCATTCTCGGAAACAACTTCCAGGGCACGACCGATTCCCTACAAAATTGGTCCTGGGCGTTTGGTTCGTACGATTCGACGGCACCGCTTCAGCCGGGCGACGAGTCGCCGACGTTCGCGTTTTCGGGTGTGAGCGGCACGACGCCTGCTATCTATCAGCTCGCCGTGCATGACGGGACGAGTGACAGCACGACGAAGATCGCGCCCGCTGGTACGACGTTGCCGATCCTCGGCGTCTATCTGTCCGCGACGGCGGCGGGCGGGACCGCACGGCTCGCGGTGAACGGGATTACGAAATGCACGATCGACGGCACGGTGACGCGTGGGGATCGCCTCTGCGTGTCGGCGTCGACCGCTGGACGAGCGGTCTCCTGCACCGGGGCTCAGGATGGCTTTGCCGTCGCGATGGCGTCGGGGGTCGCTGCCGACAACGTGCTCTGCGCGCTGGAGCCGTCCGCGCCGAACATCATGAGCAGCTACGGGACGGTCCCGGCCTACCGTGCGACGGGCACGATCGGCACCGGCACCTCCACGGTCGGCTCCGGACAGGGTCTTGGGCTTCCGACCGGACACGTCACGAACGACCTGTTGATCCTCACGATTCAGTCGCAGGGCGGCGAGGCGGGGACATGCCCGGCAGGCTACACGCAGATCGGGCCGCAGAAGGGGACCGGGACCGGCGCGCTCTCGACGCGGCTGACGGCCTGCTGGAAGCGCGACGGTGGCGCGGAGTCCGTGCCCACGGTGGCCGACGCGGGCGACCACACGACGGCGTCGATCTCAGCCTTCTCCGGCGTGGTGACGACCGGCGATCCATTCGTCTATCTCGGTGGCGGCGTGAAAGCGACGGCGAGCACGTCGGTTGCGGCTCCTGGTGGCTCCACCTCCCAGGACAACACGCTCGTCGTCATCATGGCGGCGCATGGCATAGACTCGGCGTCGGCGCAGTACACGTCGCCGCTGACGAACGCGGACCTCGCCTCGATCACCGAGCGCCAGGACGAAGGCAGCGTATCGGGCACGGGCGGTGGTTTGACGCTCACGACCGGCACGAAGCTGATCGCGGGCAGCATTGGCACGACGACGGGCACCGTGGGCTCGGCAGCGGAGGCCTACGCCACGATCGCGCTGCTTCCCGTGGCATCGGTTCAGCCATCGAATGCGTCGCGTGGGCCCGACGTACAGACCTTCACGTCACCGGGCGGAAGCCAGACGTGGAACAAGCCGACCGGAGCCCGGCTGGTCGAGATCGTCGCCATCGGTGGTGGTGGTGGTGGTGGCGAGGGACGCTCGGTCGCGACGGCTGCGGGCGGCGGGGGCGGTGGCGGCGGCGCGTACCAGCGCGTCATCGTGCCGGCAGATCAGCTCCAGTCGACCATGACGGTGACGGTCGGGACCGCTGGTGTCGGCGCTGGCACGCAGTCGGCGGGCACGGCATCGACCGTCGTC